TGCCATATAATGTTATCCTTGATAAATAAAGTAAGGGTACGTCTTAGCCATCTCTTGCACGCTTTTTGCCATTGTTGTCTGCATTTCAGTAATTTTTTGATAAGTCAACTCGTCTAATACTTTCTGTAACTCTTCTCTTAGCATTTTTTGTTCTTCCCGAGATTCTGTTATTAACTTGTCGCCATTTAAATTTACATTGTTACCTGGAATTGGGATCACACCAAATTTTGAACGGATTTGACCCAACATCTCTTTCGCCAAAGAAAGAGCAAACCGGCGAATCCACTGTTTGCCAACAGAATTGATGTTTGCAAATGGAATATTTGCTAATGGCAGTGTATTCATATTATTAACGCCGGAAATTCCATCTTCTCGGTTGTCTTGCTCGTCCCAGGGATCGTCATCGATTGTAAACTCAAACCAGTACTTGTCAGGAGATACCGTGGTGGGCATTGGGAATATACTCAGCTGATTGTTCTTAATTTCATATGAATAGTGAGAATTTCTGGTGTATATAGCATCTTCATAGGCCATGGCTTGAAGCTTGTTGTGCCATGGAGGAATCATCTCATATGTAGAGTCATCTGCATACATACCATATGTCGACATGTTGCCAACTGTGTTCATCCCGCCGTAGTAGCCGTAGAATCTCCACATTGCATGAGGAGTTTTGTAATATACTCTTCTTATAAGAATTCTTTTATTGCCAACTTTATTATAAAACAATGACTCTGAGTCATTTGCTGATTGTGAAACAAGTGACTGTAAATCATAAGTCTGCTTCGAAGACGAAACTTGAAAAGATGCAGAGTATATCGGAGTGGCGCCGCCGAGGCCAATTTCCGTAGCGGTGTTGTCCATTATCTTCTTCGCATAGCCAAATTTAAACTTTGGATATTTTGTTTCTACATTACTGCCGCTTAAAGAGTCAGTTCTTTGCCCATCAGAATCAAAAGTGCCTGTTGTAGCTCCCAAAGAGCTGTGCAAAACATTTTTTGACTGGTGAATGTTTATAATATAAGAGTACTCTAATACCGCCTCTTCATAAGCAGTGTAAACATTTCCAACTGTCAATTCAATATCTAGTACGTCACCGCCAAGTTTTTTATATGTATAAGAAACTTGATCAGAGGCGCCGGTGATAAAGTTATTATCATATAAATCGCCTCCCGAAGTAATATAAAGACCAAATGGGTAGTGTGTGGCATTTCCGGCGCCATCGGTGCCGGTACCAAGCGTACCGGTAACAGGTAATCTAACTGCTGATGTCTGTGAGCTGGGTGTTAATGTAGGTGTTGCCATTCAATGTGGTCTCCTTTTACAGTATAATTAGTTGGTGGAGAGTGAATTAGCTTGTACTTATTATCTCACGTGTCTAAAGAGTCGTCTCTCTTACTTAATATCATCTCTTTCGCGCGTCTCGAAACATTTCTCGCGTTTATAATTTTTTCTAAAGGTGTAGAATAATCAATTTTATTTTTCTTAATTGTATCGTCTACTTCTTCAGTTGCAATTTTTAAAGTAGCATCAATTATTGAAGTTTTTGCTTCTCTGAGCTTTTCTTTGTCATGCTCGTCTATTGAGTTCTTGTTCTTCGCCTCTCCTATGAATGACTGCAGCTTTTCAAATTGTACAGCTAGGGCTTGATATTTTTCTTTTTTTGAATCTTCACTCATTATTATTTTTTCTTAACAGGCTTTTTAGTTGAGCGCGTTTTTTTTGTGCTAGGTGTAGTAGCTGGTACCGGTTTTTTAAAGCGAGGCTTTTTCGAGAGAGCTGCTCTTTTTGGAGTTTCTTCTGGCTCTTCTTTTTTTTCTACTGCTTCTGCTATATTCTCAGCAGCTTCCTCAGCTAAAACCGATTGCGCACTTTCTTGCTCCGGAGAAACTTGTGCAGTGATAGCGTCGACAACTTCTTGTTTGGCAGCTTCTATTTCTTGCTGCTCTTCTTTTGTAATAATGCCATCTGCGGCGGATTCTTCAACAACACCCCTTAGTCTATTGTAGGTTTCTCTTACAGAAGCATATTTTTTAGCATATTTTGGACTGTGTAGTCTTCTCTTACGTTTACCCATTATAGGTCTCCTTGGTTACCTAGTAAATAGTTAAAAATCTCAAAAATTGCCTGCGATATTTTTTTGGTGTATCTGCATTTGAGATCTTTTCAAATATAACAAAAAACCCCCATCTCATTAAGAGCAGGGGGTTTAGTGTTGATAAAGCTAAAAAATTTATTCCATGTCAATGCCGGTGTGTGCATTGCAGTGGCCGGTAGCATACCACCTAACACCATCAGTAACCATTTCTAATTGGTCCCCAATGATAGCCGCGTTTGCAACAAAAACTGCCTGAGCAACGCCAGTAGAGTCTGTCGCGGTGCCATCGGCGCTACAAACAATAACACCGGTTACCGCGTCAGACCCGCTTAAGTCAATAGTATAACCATTGCTTGTGACGCTCGTTTTAACAATAAATTTACACCACCAGCCTTTGCCAGCGGTGGCAATGGAGGGCATAGTAACAGTAAATCCGGCGGCTGCATCCAAAGTGAAAATCGTTCCACAATCCGCAACCTCGACAGTTTTAGTAGCTGTTAGCGCCTCAATCTTCTTTCTATCTGCACTATATCTTCCTAACTTAGCCATGTTCGTTTTCTCCTTTTAAAAAAGGCTTCTCGCCTTATCATCAGTTATAATTAGTACTCACTACTTTTAAATTCCAAAATAAAAAACCCCGTCAAGGAAAAACCTTGACGGGGTTAGACTAAGTTACCTAGTGATTAGCTGGCACCAGCCTCACCAAGCAGTCCGCGTACGACAACCAATCCGTACATATCAGGTCGGACCATCTTCTTGGCGTAGCGAGTCATCACGCCCTTACGGGGCACGAAGTCCTCGGTACCGAAGATCGTCGGAGTGACCTGCAACGGAACGTACGGAGCGTAAACATATCCACTTTCGAGGAAGCTTCCGCCCTTACGGCCGACGAGAACGAGGTTTCTCGGGAAGTAAGGATCGACGTGAACATCGAACTTACGTGAGAGAGAACCAACGTTGACAGCGCCAACAGAACCCTTATCAGCATCATGAGTGACACTAGCACGGAAACCAGCAGTAAACTCAAGGATGTTTGCAACTTCAGGAGAGCAAACGATGTGAGTAGCACCACCACGAAGGGTTTTTCTGTGAATCTGAGCAGAAACATCGTTGATAGTTTCGATCAGAGTCTCATACCATTCGCTAACAGTACCGGTGAAGTCAGGAGCAGCAGAAGTTGCACCAAGCTCAGCACCAGTTGCACGATCAACAAATAGACCTGGAGAGCGAGACCAGTAGTAAGTAGCAGCAGTTGCGCCATTTACAAGGTCAGCAAGAATCTCGCGATCAATTTCCAAAGCAATTTGCTCTGAAAGAATAGAAGTCAACTCAACCTCAGCATCCAAGTTGTGGTAAGCATTCAAGTCTTGACCCAATTCTGGAGTCCACTTTGCTTTCAACTTTTTGGTTTGTGCTGTGATGGCAGTTGAATCTACTTTGATGTCGATCTCAGGGATATCAACGTTTCCTTCAAGAGGGAACAAGGCTCCAGCAACAGAACCAGCAGCAAGTCCACTAGTTGTCATTGTATCTTTTACTGGAAATTGTGTGTTACCAGCAGCCAATCCAGCAGTACTTGCGGCATTAGCAAATGCTTGAGGAGTGACAGCAGTGGTTGTATACACAAAGCGAATAGCTTCATTGCCACTAGCAGCATCAGCAGCGGCGATTTTGTCAGTCAAACGGCGGATTTGCTTAGAGTTGTTGGCACCTGCTGCAGCAATACTGTTAAATAAGGCAGCACCAGTGATGTTTAAGAGGAATGGTGACAGGTTGTCAAAATCAGGATCTCCAAGAGTTGAAGTAAGATTCGCCTTGTCAACCTCAAGAACCACAACGGCAAGAGAGCTATCAGTAGTAGCCAAAAGGTCTGGATCGTATTGGATCAATTTCTTGTTAGTTTCGCTTACTGCACCATCAAGAGTGAAAGCTGCCTCTTCAATGTTTGCTGATGGAATGATCGGAGCACTTCCAGTAGCAGAAGCATATGCGTAACCGGTTTGTCCATCACGACCAGGTCCGCCAAATCCTTGACTTGCTGAGTTAACAAGGTCAACACCAGCGAGGATTTCAGAACCAACTTGGTTTGTACCATAGATTGATTTATCAACAGTGTTACCAAGACGATCTGTCTGTGATCCAGTAGATCCAAGATTACCTGAGTATGTAAAGTCAAGGAAGAAGATCAAACCAGATGGCAATGACATCGGCTGAACGCTTACAAGATCGTTAGCAATAAGTCCGGCGAATACACGACGAACGATTGGGAATGCAACAGCAGCGAAACCTTCGATTCCACCACCGGCAAGACCGGATGATTCTTTCAACAATGATTTAGCTTGGTTCTCGAGAAGAACAGCCATATTTTGTGCTTTTTGGCCATCAAGACCTTCAAGTAGACCAGTTTGGTTCCACTTGTTTAGAAGTGCTTCGCCTTCTTGTCGCATATCGCGATTGACGATGCCTTCTGTGAGTTTTTCTACAATAGACATTTTTAAATCTCCTTAAATTATTTTTTTATGCCTGCAAGTTTCTGCATTTTTTCCAAAAATGGATCAGCAGACTTGCTTTCGTTAATGTTTTGTCTAGAATTCAGCATTGTGCTTAAATTACTTCTCTTGTTGACTGACTCGCTTAGTGATTGTGGACCGCTCCTTGTAGAGTTTGATCCCACGGTAGCTTTGAGTGTCTCGAAAAGCTGCTTTGCTTCTTTCATGGACTCCGCATTTGCGATGGCTTCGACAATTTTTGACTTTTGTCGCTCATTCAGGGAG